GGTCAAGGTTTAGCTAACCCGTAGTACAATCCCGCAGTCCCGTGGTGCTTGATATTAATTACAATAAAAGCAGGCGGACTTGTTGGTTGTGTTATGAACATTCAACTTAAACACAGTAGTGTTTTAGATGGCGGACGGGCAAAAGCACCGACTCCTCCCTACATGAGTGATGGTGAAGTTGCTGTTAACTTTAATGCGATTGATCCCTGTTTATTTATTAAAGACAGCTCCGGGTTGATCCGCAAGCTGTCCTTTGTTGATGCAGCCGACACCCAGAATGTGCAATCGGATTGGGCCGAAACAGATCCCAGTTCCTATGCCTACATCAAAAACAAGCAGATCGTTGAAGATCAAATCGATGCGATCAACATTGAGCTTGACACCAAGATCGGCCATGCACCAATTGATGGCAAGCCCTATGTCTCCAAAGACGGTGGTTGGTATGAGCTGGAGGTTCAAGAAGCACCAGAAGATGGAACCCCTTATGTCCGTCAAGACGGCGATTGGGTGAGCCTGGATCTCAGTCTCTATGTCACCCTCGATGTCTTTAATACGAAGGTTCTGGAGCTAGAGACCGAGCTGGCCACCAAGATCGGTGATGCTCCCGATGATGGCTTGCCCTATGTGCGCTACTTCGGGGTCTGGTCCAAACTCGATGAAAGCCTTGATATTGACCTCAGCGGCTATGTCGACTTCGACACCTACAACCAAGACATTGCAGATCTGCTTGCCCTAATCAATACCAAGCTTGATGAAGCACCTGACGATGGGCAGGTCTACGGCCGCAACGGTTTAACAGAATCCTGGCAGTTGCTCAGCATTGATTCTGGCATCGGTGAAGCACCCACCGATGGCCAGGTCTACGGCCGCAACGGTTTAACAGAATCCTGGCAGTTGCTCAACAATGATTCTGGCATCGGTGAAGCACCCGCCGATGGCGGCCTCTATGTGCGCAACGGCTTGACCCAGAGCTGGAGCAACTTCCCTGATCAAAGCGGCGACTTCGTCACCCTGGATTCACCGCCGCAGTCGATCAGCACGATGAAGACCTTCTTGGGTGGTTTGACCATGAGCGGGGCCTCGGTGCTCAGCTCTAGCTTGACCCTCTCTGGTGGTAACTACGATTTCGGATCAACTGTTGCTATTCGCCAGCAGTCCCCGGGTTTCACCATCACCGAAGGCGGCAAGACCGGCACCGGTGGCAACTCCAATTCTGCAGGTCAAGGCGGTATTTGCGTCAAGTTCCTCGGCGGCACCGCCAGGAATGCCAGTGTCGGCATTCGCAACAACAGTCCCAGTGCAGCGCTGCATGTCAGCTCAGCGATGCGCGCCAACCAGTATCTCGATGGCTTTGGCAATGCCACCTTCAATGGCCGCCTGTTCCGATCAGCCGACGGTTATGACTTCACTGACACGCTGCGCTTGCACGGCGCGGTGATTCAAAGCCAGCCGAGTGTGCGCACCATTGATGCAGCCAATGCCAGCTACGCCAGCGCAATCACTGCAGCAGAACGCAGTGCAGCCACCAGCATCCGCAGCGCTCTTAAAGCCCACACGATCAATGGCAAGCGGCGCTTCACGGTGGATCAAACCAGCCTCAGCTCCGCCTTCTCTGATCAAGGTCTCGACATTGCTGACTACGACATCATGCAGCAGGTCACTCTGCCGGGCCATGAGGAGTACAGCGATGAGTACGTCACCATCGCGGGCCTAACGGAGAGCACGGTGATGACGATCAACTACGAAACCCTTTTCGCTTTCTTGCTGGCTGCTGGTCCAGATCTCAGCAGCCTCGAGGCCCGCATCGCAGCACTGGAGGCCTAATCACCACACATCTTTGGTGGCGTTGCAGCTCTTGCACTCGTAGGTGGCCAGCTTGATCTCAGCCTCGCGGCGGCGCACCAGCCCCAGCAGCGGACCGTTGTTGCCATTCACCCACTTGGGCAGTTCTTCTTTAAAGATGGTGGCGTTATCATCCTCAAGGTGGAGTCGGCGCCGCAAAGTGCTGTGCTGCAGCGCACCTTCTCCGCAGTTGTAGGTGAAGGAGACCAGAGCATCAAACTCACATTGCTTCAGCGGCACTTTGATCTGACGGCGCACCGCATCTTCGAAGCGGTTGAGATCAATGCGCAGCATGATCGTCGCTTCTTCTTCTGTGATGGTCTGACCTTGATAGACATCACTGCCGGTGTGGCCATAGCCGATGGTGAGCACACCAGCAGGACACCAGTACGCTGAAAGTTCACAGCCTTCAAAGGCTTTGATTAAATCGATGCCCGCCTTGGAGGTGGTCATGCCTTCAGTGTTGTTTTGCACGAAGGTGTCAATCTCTTCTTCTGGTTCGGGGGCATTGCGGTAGGCCGCAATCCATGCAGCGTCCTCTTCTATGGAGAGGTTGAGGTTGCCATAGAGCAGACGGATGCCTTCTTTTTGGTGCTCTTCTGCAGCGTAATACGTCCAGAAGTCCAAAAATTTTTCAAAGCTAATTTTAGCCATCACACGGAGTTCATTTCTCCGTTTTATTCTAGTTAAAATAAGAGTATTAGCGATCAATTTATGGACGTTAAAGAACGCGAACAGTTTTGGGAGACGATCGACTCCGGCGAGAATCCCCTACTCTCTTCTCTGCATTCAATGACAGAGAAGTGGGGACTGCCTGCAATCTTGATGGCCCTTGGTGACATCGCTGAGGTGCTGGTGGAGGATGCAGAAGATGCAGAACTCACCCCCAATCAGCGCGGTCTGATTATTGGATGCTGCGCCCAGGTGTGTCATCTGGCTGAACAGATGCGTGAAGAAATGAATTTCCTGAAAGACAATGGCTGACAGGGCAGCGGCCAAAGAACGGGCCCAAGGCCGCAAGAAAGGTCCCAACCTTTCAGTCGGCCGCGGCGAAAAGCAGTCGGTCTCAGAAGGTGGTGGTCTGACCGCCAAAGGCCGGGCCAAGTACAACCGTGAGACCGGTTCAAACTTGAAGGCCCCAGCACCCAATCCCGCCAAGGGCTCCAAGGACGAGGGCCGCAAGAAGAGCTTCTGTGCCCGCAGCCGTGGCTGGACAGGAGAGCGGGGCAAGGCCGCACGCAAACGTTGGAACTGCTGAACTGATGAGCTACCTCTCTGTTGGATCGGTCATTGACTACCGCAACGATCCCAACCCCACCAGCGGTGATCACCTTGATGTCAAGATCAACCGCCTCTATGGCGACAAGGGTCACGTCAATCCCCTAAGCAAGCCGGGCCTGCTCAGTCGGATCCGTGTCGGCAAGGACCGCAAAGGTCTTGACGCCTTCCCGATCACCAGCGGTTACGGTCCGCGCAACACCGGCATCAAAGGTGCCTCGAAATACCACAAGGGCATCGACTACGGCATTCCTGCCGGCACCAACCTGTTCTTTGAAGGCGAGGGCCGCTACAGCCCGGAGAACACCATCGGTGTGATCTACACCAAAGACGACAAGGGCAACCCCTATGAGGTGATGTTGACCCACACCAAGCTGGGTCAGGCCAGCGGCGGCGTCACCGATGACGGCTCACCGGCCGTGGTGCACAACCCCGATGAAGACGGTTCCTTCTCCCTCCATGGGGAAGCCAACCCCCAGGGGGAAGCCAAGGAGCGGGCCCAGCAGTTCATCACCCGCAAGCGCACCGCTGGCGATGTGGTGGATGGCTTTGGCAATGGCTTTGATCAGATGAAGTCCACCGCCTTGGCTGAGAACCTCCAGTCCGCCCAAGAAGCCATCATCCAGAAACGCATGGATGCCGGCGAGAGCTTCGGCTCCATCACGGTTCCCCAATCCTGATTTGACCCATGGCCAAAGGTAAGAACGATCCCTGCTGGGACTCCCACGAAATGGTGGGCATGAAGAGCAAAGGCGGCAAGCAGGTTCCCAACTGTGTGCCCAAGCGCAGCGAAGCAAAGGAGCGGGCGGCGGCACGCAAGAAAGGTTAATGCACTAAAACTGCACTGGCCTTGAGACAGTAGTCAGTCACTACAACTCACTACGACATTCGGGAAATTTCGGAGGAGTTGTACATCGCAGTGCTGGAGCGAGCTAAGCAGTTATTGCAAGGGACCTGAGCTAATTCGTCTTGACTGTCGTTGACGCGAATTGACTCGAAATGTCCCGTTTATGAACCGCCGGTGCATCTTTTTGATATGGTGACTACGAGAGTTCAAGAAATCCGTGGGCAAAGTATCGGTCTCTCTGATCAAGCGCAACGGTCGGGACGCGGACATCACCTTGTTGGCCAAGCTGCCGCCCAAGCCCGGCTCACGCAAAGCCGAGGACCATCAACAGCGCATTGCCCTGGGTCTTAAAGAGAGCAAGGCCAACCTCAAGCTGGCTGAAAAGCAGCGCTCCGTTCTGCAGCGTCAGTTGGATGGCGGCACCTTTCAGTGGTCCGATTGGATCGACACCGACGCCAAGACGTTGAAGTGGCGTGAGGCCATCAACGAGCTGTACCGCAAACGTGTGACCAACGGCCGCACCAGTGAGACGACCTGGCGGGTTAATTATTTTGGACGGCTGCGGCAGATCCCCATGACGGAAGCCGTGACGCCAAGCAGCATCACCAAGGCACTGCAGAAATACAAGCGTGAGCAGTGCTCCTACAAGGAGCTCTACTACTTGCTCAAAGAGATCGCGGTGATCGCGAAGGTCAGCTTCCCGGAGGTGCCGGTGCCGACCTACAACTCAGCCCGTGATGCCAGCCACGATGTGCCCAGCGATGAGCAGATCATTGAATGGGTGCAGGCGATGCCTTCAGCGCAGTCGCGTTGGACCCTCGGGATGATGGCCACCTACGGCCTGCGTGATCACGAGACCATTGGTTGCAGGTTCCTTGATGATCAGCACACCTTGTTTGTGCGTGACACCAAGCACAATCCGCCCCTCGAGCGGGAGGTGATTCCGGTGAGGCCGGAGTGGGTGAAGTTGTTTGATCTGCGCAACGAGCAACGCAAAGATTTCTCCAAGCTGCGCCAGACGATTTCTCAGTGGTTGTTTGTTGAACGCAAGAAGTTAGACATCCAAACCTGGAAGCCTTATGTCTTGCGTCATGCCTACGCCGGCCGGTTGTGGAAATACGGGGGCAGCAAACTCGATGTCTTCACGGCGGCCACCTTGATGGGTCACACCATGAAGGTGCACGAGACGACCTACCGCAGCCACATCGATCGGCACCAGGTGGCGGACCGCGCCCGCAACATCATTGCAACAGCGCTGCTGGAAGAATCCTGATCTTGCGTCTACAGCTGGTAGCAGGTGCCAGGTTGACAAAGTCACGCTTTTCTTTCCAACGGGAAATGCGAGGCATTGTTTCTGCCTCATCAATCAGACGATGAATGTGCCGCTGTGATACCTGCAATGCGGATGCAGCCTCAGCAATTGTTAATAGTTTTTCCACAAAAGTGGCGTCGTTAGAATAGAGAAAAGAGTTCTGGTCCTTATGCTATGGGTATCATCGAAAATCCTATCTTCTGGATTGTTGTTGCAGCACTCAGTGAGATCATTGCACTGACGCCTTACAAATCCAACTCCATTGTTCAGCTGGCATTGTCTGCCCTCCGTTCCCTGAAGCCTGCAAAAAAGTAAGTTATTGGTTTACATTCCGCAGCAAATCACACGCTGAGGAATGGCGCGACCTCTTGGTCCGTGAAAAGAACAAACGTTTGCTCAAGCCACGCTTGGACCATGAAATCGACCGGTTCAAGCGTAGCAGAGATTTGCAGCACGGTGCCGCACCCTATTGGAATCAAGAGGAGACCGGCACCTTTGGTCAGGACGGATGGAGCATCAGCAGCAAGTACCACTCCACGATCGACGACGATGATTGAAGTAGCAGTTCCAGCCGTGGTGGCCCTCATCAGTGGTGGCTTTGTGCTCAACACCCGGGTCCACAACAGAGTGTCAGAATTGGACCGCCGTGTCGATGGCATCGAGCTGCGGGTGGCTCAGGACTATGTGAGCAAGGCTGACTTTCAGCACGCCCTCGAGCGGGTGGAAAATCAATTGATTCGTTTGGAAGAGAAGCTTGATGTCATTGCCAAGATTGCATCAAATCGATAATTGATTCATAATCTTTTTAAACTAAATGTAGTTACCTGAGTAACTGCATGGGTGTCATCGTTGATCGTTATGAAACACTTCTCTCGAATCTTCAGTGTTTGCAAGCGGGTGATGCCAAGCGAGAGTTCAAACGCATGATCCGCAACGCGGCCATGGGTTGGTGCGGCTACTGCCGTAACGAACGGGCCACCACCGTGGATCACATCAAGCCCCGCAGCAAAGGCGGCTCGGATCTGCGCAGCAATTGTCTGCCCTGCTGTCATTCCTGCAACGCCGATAAAGGTAGTGAAGATTGGCAGGAGTGGTTCCGCAGGCAGGAGTTTTACAGCGAGCTAGCTGAGGAAATCATCATCGAGTGGATTGAAAACACTCCGACGGAAAGCGATCGAGACTCCCAAGTTGCGTCGCATCCATCACCAGTGGCACAAAGTGCCAGTAAACTATAGAAAAAGGAGAGATTATGGACAATCCTTTAACGCTAGAACAACGCTTTGCACTCTCCCGTGCGCGTTATGAAGTCAAGCGGATGAGCCGGCCAGCTCTGGAATTTGCCACGTTGCAGATCATGCGCTCGCGCTTTGCCCAGAAGAATCAAATCCAACAAGCGCTGATGAGTCAGGGCATCTTGCTTCGCCTTGATGAGCAAGAGCAGGGCTATCCAGAAGTGATCAGTGAAGACACCTTTGTTGAACTGTTGGCCTTATCGGACGACGATGAACTTCCCACTGACATTGAAGACATGGGTTGGGAAGATGAAGACCTGGGAGATGACAGCGCTTTTATGTTGTAGTTGCTAGAGTATCACTAACAGTAAGTGATGCAATGGAAGCTCTTGTTAGTGCACTCTTAGCCGCAGGGTTAACCGTTGGTTGGTTGCAACCGAAGCTAAAGAAGAACCACGATGAAATCCAACAACTCCGGAGCAAACAGACTGAACTGGTGGAGCAGGTGGCGAAAGTGGACACACAGATGCTGGCGAAGACCGTGGCTCTGATCACCCCGGTCGCCCAGGCCACCGCCGAGCTCAAGCAAACCGTTGGCATCTGATGGACTTCGAGCAGCGCCGCTACGAATCGCTGAAGGAATCGATCAGTGAATACATGGAGATCGGCGGCGGTGCCGATGTATTGACCACTGATCTACGCCGAGCGATTCAAGACCTCAGAACTTATCCCGACACGTTGGCGATGTGGTTTGATCAATTGGAAGACCTTTTAAAATAAAAGAAAGGTCTGACGTTTTGGTGTGGAACTAAGAAATAACAAAGTCGACAAACGCCGTCTGCCTGCTGACATGCGGGGCAGCTACCGCAGCGGCCAACGCGAGCAGGCGATGGCACGGGTGAAGGCCTACCGCGGACAGATCGCGAAAGAAAGGAATGACCTGCCGTTCCGCACCGAACGGGCCCCTGGATCCGGTGGCTTTAACAGTGGTCAGTCGGTGCAGATCAACCGTCAGCGCAAGGTCGGAGCCGAGAAGCGCCGGTCCCAGGAATTGCGTAACGAAAACTTGCTTTGATACACTGGTACAGCACTTTACACACTATGGTGTGTGGGTGATCTCCGGTATAAACCACCGTTTGGTCGCGGTGGTTTTTTTATGTCTCGTCATACTGCAGATCAAGCAGCAGCTTGAAGGTTTCATGCTTGAGCTTTTCCAGCATGATCTGCTCTTGAGGATTTCCGCCAGGCCAGTTGCTATAGGTCTTGCAAATTAATTGATGGAAAATTTGCAACGCTTCTTTGCTGAAGAAGATCGTGACCTCGTTGTCTTCAGCCGACACCACTTGCTGGGTTTTTCAAGATGTATTTATCCTTCAATAAATCCATCGCAGGTGCTTGACCTGGCATGAACACTGGACGGATGGGTGCTGTGATCTCAGGAGTTTTTTTCAGATCCATTGTGTCAAAACCAGGCTGGCCTGTCAGATGTGCTGGTGTATCAACCACTTGCGGATAAGTGTTGGGCTTGGCTGGTTCGACCAGGCGCTGCTGCCCATCAACCGTGTGCTGCCCGTAGTTGTCGTGGTTGAGGGCATCTCCTGCAAAACGCATGGCTAAATTCTAATCTTTATTTCTATTTTACTGCCTTTGGATTTGCAGGAGGCTTCGTATTTTCTGTTGGAGGCTCAGGTTTAGGTTGCTCGGGTTTGGGTTTATCGCCGCCAGCTGAGCCCAATCCCTCATAGAGAAAGCGGGCGCACTCAGCTTTGTGCCGGTTCTCCTGCTTCATGCAATAGAGACGGTTCTCGTTTTCAATTTGCATTTGCGTCAGAATATTCTGCGCGTCGCCCGCCATACGCATGGCACTAACAAATAAACTATTTCTATTTTAATTTATTTGTTATAACTAACGCCCCGATAGGTGCAGACGCAATGCACTTCAGGCGTGTTGGTTTCGGTGACGACGGTGGGCACACCGCGGTAGCGGGTTTCGCGCAGACGTGCTGCTTTGTACTCAACTTGAGCTTGCTTCATGCGGCGCTGGGCGAGCACGAGCTGCTTGGCTTGCAGAGAAGTCATGATTCAGTTTTGCAGTTGAACAGATCTCCGTTCCTTCGGCCCTTGTCTGGCCTACTTGCAATCCTCAGGGGATCGAACGCACAACTTAAGTGTAGCGAATGTTACACAATTGTTCACTGTGCAACACTTCAAAGCTCCGGTTGCGGCCGCTCTCGCGCTGACACCGCTGTCGCCAACCGGTGATGGCGGTAACGGACCATGTTCCAATAAAGTTACATGGTTATGATTCTTTCTCAAGGAATCATGAATCTATTCTAAACATTAAAGGCCATTATCGCGCTCCCATTGTGCATTAAGTTTTTCCCAGCGTTGTTGTTCTTTATCTTCTAAATCCATCATTGCTTTGTTGATGCGTTGCTCTTCCTTATTGAAAGCGTCGTCATCCATTCCCTTGGGCATGACATCCATAAGTGCAGCACCGTGTCTCTCTTCAGCCTAGTGGGTGGCGGCCCAGGAGTCACCACTGCAGGCCGAGGCGGTGATCGGCACGCGGAAGTTGTAGTACTGCCCGGCAGCTTTGGCGGACTCGGTCAGAATCAAGCTGATCGGTTCCACCAACTCCTCTCTAACCGAGAGTTGTTGTTCATCGTGCACGTAGGCCAAGCGGCGGTAGTCCTCGCCGTAGGCATAGCCGGCGGCATCGAGCAGTTGCTGGGCAACGACAACCCACCGCTTGCTCAGAATCGCACCGCTGCTTTGCAGGCAGAAGTTCAAGCCCTTGTGCTCTGAGTCGCACATGATCGGGCGGCCATCGAGACCTTTGAGCCGGCCATGGGTACGGATGCGTTGCTTCACCGCATCGATGAGCGGCTCAAGACCAGGGATGGCAGCAAGAAACTTGCGGCGCAACTCTGAACCCAGTTCTTTCTTGGCGCCATCAGCCAGCTCAGGTTTAAGGGTGTGGCCCAGCTTCATGTCACCGGCGCCGTAGATGAACGCGTAGGTGAGGGACTTCACTTCCTTGCGGGTGCAGCCCACACGGTCGGCGTTCTGCTGGTGGATGTCGCCATTGACCACCACCTCAGCAAAAGCTCCCTTGTCGTAGGGCGCCAGGAAATGGCCGAGACATCTGAGTTCCAATCCCTCCAGGTCACAGCCCACCATCACCTGACCTTCAAAGGGCTTGAACAGTTGGCGGGCCCAGGGGGCACTGACCACCTGGCCCAGGTTGGGACCCCGGTGGGCGTTGCGGCCGGTCTGGGTGGCGAGGCTGCAGCTGTGGTGGATGCAACCGTCCTCTTCAATCGTGTTGAGCCAACTGCCGGCGCCATCACTCAACTGACCCTGGTGTTTTTGCAGCTCCAGCAGACGGATGAAGGCATTGATCTGATCGATCAGCGCCTGGTTCCCCTCCTGCAAAGCGGTATCAGCGAGCTCTTTGAGCACCGCTTCATCGACCTTGGGTGCACCGTTGTCGGTGACCTTGGGCCACTCAAAGTTGTGACGGGTGGTCAAGGCCCAGGCGATCTGCCGTCTGGAGGTGGGGTTGAAGTCTTCGAGCTTGGTGAAGGGGGCCCCGGCAAACCAGAACTTGGTTTTGTTATTGCGCTTGGGGGTTTGCACCTTCACAGGGAAGGTCGGGAAATCGGCCAAAATTTTTTCATTAATACGTTTGGCCTCACGTGCGAGCTCTTCTCTGACCGCTTCAGCGCGCGCCAGATCAAAGGGGAAGCCACTGGCCTCCTGCATCGCCATGATCCGGGCGCACTCCATCTCGAGTCGCACGTAGTCAGGGGTATTCATCCATCCTCCGTTGCATGACGCCAAACAGCTTTCCGGTGACCCGCACGTCCTGCTGGCAGTAGTCGAGCATCTCTGGGGTGTAGGTGTCCCAGGCGTTCTCCTGCTTGCCGAAGTCACCCTTGGCGAACTTGAGCCGGTAGCCCCAGGCCTCCAGCGAATGGCGCCCATACAGCCGTGATGGCAACCCCTCGGGTTGACGCCGGTGGTCCAGCTCCATCATGTGCGGGTAATACAGACGACTCATCACCAAGGTGTCGAGCACCGCGCCGCCGGGGATCACCCCCTGCTCAGCCAGCAGCGGGATGTCATAGCTGATCACGTTGTGACCAACCAAGACATCAGCGTCAAGCAGTCGCTCAAAGCCTTGCTCTAGAGGACGCTCGGGTTTGTGGTCGTAACTCGATTGCTTGCCGGTCTCGGCATCTTGAATCACCAAGCAGTGAATCTTCGATCCCTGGCGCAACAATCCGGTGGCTTCCAAGTCAAAGATCAGTTGCTTCACTCGTCTTCGGTGGTGGGGGCACGTGCTGCACGGTGCTGTTCATGATCACACCATAGGTCTCTTCATACTGTTTGACCATCTCGGGGTTCAATCCGATCGTTAAATCCTCATCGTTGTCATCAAAGACCGGCTCAATCGCCATGCCCAATTCCCGGGCCGTGCTCGCGGCTTTGCGGAACTCGGTTTTGTAGAGCACAGGCCAGTCGTGGGCCACCACATAGATCTTGCGGATGCCACACAGATGCGCCTGCAACACAGATGTACTGAAGGGATAACGGGTGGTGTAGGCCGTCGCTGCGGTCATCGGGGTGCCGCGCTTGGCAGCCACTGCAATGGCATGGCCCAGGGGGTCGATCTCACCTTTGGCCTCCGTCAGCAGAGACCTGCCTTCACTGAGGATGTCCCGGCCGCTGGCGATCACACAGCCGCCGGCATTGAGCGGGTGCAATGAAGCGGTGGCCACGGTCTTGGCCATCAGCAGAAAGTAACGTTCGGGACGGTGCAAATACGCCGGGTCACCTTGTACAAGGGGGTGCCTTTCAGGCTCAGGTTTAGGGTATTTTCTCGGGCGTCCTTTGGGCATCCATATCCTTTTTCTCCCTCTATAATAAAGAAAATTATTTGAGGCGGTGATGGTGAATCATTACGACGAAGACTTCTACAAAGTGATTGAAGAAGCGGTCGATTTTGCTTGGAACCCAAGTATCAGCAGCCTTGACTACAGCGAGAGCCCTAGCACCGATAGCTTGACGTTTAAAAGCAAAACGCAGGACACACTCTGCTTTGGCAACCAAGGTGTCGACACGCTTTATTTCGGAGCGACGGATGACAAGGTCAACTCACCCTCCCACTACACCAAGGGGAAAGTAGAAGCCATTGATGTGATCGAGGACGCCATCCGCCATGCCCCCGATCCGGTGGTCGGCATGCTCCAGGCCCAGGTGCTCAAGTATGTGCTGCGCTGCTGGCATAAGGGCAACGCCGAGCAGGACCTGCAGAAGAGCGAGTGGTACCTGCGCCGGCTGATCAAAGCCGTCAGCAACGTTTGAAGCGCAGCTGATCGGCAATCAACATCAGATCCTCTCCAGCTTGGAGGTGATCCTTGATCCGCTCGTAGCAATCGGCAGAAGCAAGCTTGCTGTGGCGGAACAGAACGCAGATGCCTTCGTCGTAGTCCGGCTCGTTGTGGTTGTACCAGAGGTCGATGACAAAGCCCAAAGGCTCGCTATCGCCGTGGTCCGCCCAAGCAGCCAACGCCTCCAGCCGGCCGGCGGTCTTGAGGATGTGTGCTTCATGGGAGAGCTCTAGAGGCAGGAACGCCACACCTTCTTCCATCAAGGCGTGCTTCCACATCAGGTGGCCATCACGGACAATCGTGCGCCAGGGGTGGACCTTGGCGCCACTGGGTAGCTTGAGATACTCCATCAGTTCGTACCGCCCCGTGAGCTGAGGAACTCCAGGTCGCGGTCCCAGTTGTCGCCGGCGTATTCGTTGACGATGACTCGGCCCATATCACTAAAGAGTTGGTGGAACATCGAGACCTTGTCGATGTCAGACAGCACTTGATCAACCGGCGGTCCGTAGATGATTAGGTTCCAACTGCTCGGGGAGATCTCTTCAAAGCCGTTGGACTTGGCCCGCAGCATCTTGACCCGCTTGAACGGAATGCAGATCGGGTAGTCCCAGACCAAGGGCACCGCCCGCAGCACCTCCGAGGCGCCAGTGAAGAAGACAAAAGAATCGATGTGGCCGGTTCTGTATTCCGCCACGGTCTTCTCAAACCAGGTGCGCACATCACGCACGCCGCCTTCAGGGGAGAGCCAGACGTTGCCGGACCAGTGCTCCTTGAGCGGGTTGGTGCCCAAGCTGGGCACGGCGGTGGCATCCACCAACACCTGCTGCACCGGATCCGATGTCGGATCAAAGTCGATCGAGCCCATCAAAGTGCGGGCCTTTTCGATCACACTCGGTGGCGGATAGAGGGGAAGTTTGAGCCCTTTGTGCTTGAGCTTATCCTGTAAATTCTGCTGCGAGCGCTCGGAGGCTTTCCTGGCTCCGACCTGCTTCGAGCTTGAAGGTTCGTGTACCGGCATCAGTCAACAAAGTAATCAGAATGGTTTCGCTCCAGTCGTTGCTATTGATTCGCTCAATCAAATCCAACAGGAGTGTTTTGGTGTCAGGGTCGTCCTCTTCTTCGGCGATGCGCAGGTCTGCTTCCAGCATTTCACCGGTCATGTAGACGGTGGAATCATTCAGCATGTTGATGATCAACGTGCCAGGGCCGTTGGCCTCCAAACCGTTGATGGCAACATCCATCAAATCAGAAAGAATAAGTTCGGCGGTGGCCATCATCAGGCCTTGCTCAACGGTTTTATCGTGACCGAATTTGTCGGATTGAAACAGTTGCTGCAATAAATCTGTTCGTCTCGACATAGTACATTGCCAGTACTTAAAGTTTATTTCATTAACTTAGAAATCGTGGGGTGGTTCTTCATCTTTTTCTTTGTCAATTTCAAATTGTATTTCGTCATCACTGGCCCCAGCTAGTGGGTCATCGTTAATGTTTTTTTCTGTGGTTCTTGCCTGGCTTGGGTGTTCACCGATCAGCAATCCACGCAACGTGGCTTCCAGTTTCTCGCCGAAATCTCCTGCCCCCATGCTCATGGCATCGTGTTGGCGCAAGGCTTCATCAGAGAGCAGCAGCTTGGGCTGATCGTTGAGCATGGCCTCCTGCAGCGCCTGCTGCTCAGCAAAAGCTTCTTCAAGGATGAACTCCTGCACCTGCTGCTTGAGCGTCTGCAGTTGGCACATCAAATCGAAGCTGTCCATGAACGCGTCCTGGTCCACATAGACGCCGATCTTCTGCGGCAGGATGTGGAAGGGGTTGCAGCAGTAGCGGTTGCCGCAGGTGGTACGCACTCCGGTGTAGCCCAGATCGCCATAGGTCAGCCACATGGCCACCCGCTGCGGGTGATGTACTGGAGAGGAGGAGATGCGGCTGCGCTTCCAGGCGTAGCTGGGGTTGCCAGACTTCTCGTGGATGTAGCCCTTCCACTCCCAGCAATCATCGGCATCAGCGATGTTTACTTGGCTCCAAAACTTCAGCGCCTTGCGCCGCATTGGTTTGCGCAAACGGTTGAGATCAAAGCCGATCCGTCCTTCACGGGCCGCCGCCACACAACGCACGCAGGCCTGGTGGCTGTCGTAGCGCATCGAGCTGTCGGAATACCGACCGATGCCATGGCCGGAATAGATGCAGAGCTGACCTTCTTCTGCGGTGTTGGAGATGCTTTGTTTGCGGCGTCCGTAGGCAGAGTTTTTGTTGTTGGAGGGCTTGGCTTCAGACATCGTTTTGGAAATGTTTCGCTTGCTGCTCAACCGGCAGAGGTTCGATCATGTGGTTGGTCACATATTCAAAGCGGGTTGAGTTGAGGTATTTCACGCGCACTAACTTGGCGCGAGGAGAGTAATACTCAGGTTGGCCGACAACCATGGCATCCATGTCGTTGTGGATGATGCGAACCTTGAGGCCGAGTTTGATATCGGATACGAGCATCTTTCATCTGCTTTGAATTCACTTTAACTAGAAATCTTCTTTGATGTGTGATTGATCAGGGCCAGGATCACCCTCTGGTCGCACCCAAATTCGTGTGGATTGTCCGTTGCGTGTTGTTTGCTGACGCCGCCAACCCAAGCGGGTGAGGATGTCATTGACGCGACGTGATTCCTTGTTCGATGTTTTATGAATATCCACATTCAATCCCACCCGGAGAACATCACGGGTGGTGGTTTCATGCACGGTTTGCAGGTAGCTGGAGATGTCCTGGCTCCAGACATCGTCATCGTTGAACTGCTGGATGTAATCGCGCAGCTTGGCGATCTCACCGGTGCGGTATTCGTGCTCAGCTCCAGAGCGGTACGCCGCCAGGGCAGCGGACCAGAGTTGATCGCGTTCCTGCTCCACCCGTTGCCAGGGCACCTCAAAGCCGATGGGGATTTCCAGGGGAACAAAGCGGCGGTTGCCCGTGGGATCGACGAGGAACTGGGAGCGGTTGGTGGTGCCGAACATCACGAACCGGCGCGGCATCCGCTGCGGCTTGCGGGCGTAGGGCAGCCGCACCTGATCGATCGAGGTGGAGATGATGTTTTTGAACGACTCGACGGTGGAGGCTTTGAAGTAGTGATCGATCTCACCAAGCTCCAAGAGCATGCCGCGGTGCAGCAGCGAGGGTTCGCGCTCCAGCTGCTCGAGTGGTGCATTGATTTCCGCCATGAACTGGCTGGGCACCAGCGATTTGACCAGCTGCGACTTGCCGGCGCCCTGCGGTCCCACCAGGATCGGCAGCCAGGACATCGAGCAGCCCGGCTCATAGCTGCGGGCCACCGCTGCCACCAAGATGCGTTGCAGCGCATCGTTGGCAATCGCCGAGTCATTGCCGAGCAGCCAAGGCCCCAGCTTCTCCCAGTGGGGGTGGGGCGGTAGGTGCTCGATCGACTCGAGGTATTCGATGATCGGGTTGAAGGGATTGCGATCAGCCAGGGTATTAATCAGATCGGAAGCGACGGTCTTGTTCAGTTCAATGCCGGTGAGCTCGTAGATGCGGATGTAGATGTTGTTGAGCTTGTCGCCATCAAGCTCCAGCACCTTGCCGTTCTCATCGACCACTTCGATGTGGGTGGTCATCACGTTGTGGCGGATGGAGGGGAAGGCTTGCAGGACAACATCCTTCTGATCGCCGAGGGACAGGCGGCCGGATTTTTTTTGGACCGTTTTTTGCCTCGCGCGTGGGCTTTCGCTATTGCCGAAATCCGGGGAGGGTTCAGCTTCTGAGTAGCCGATCTTGGCTTTGGCTTTGAACTTGAGATGCTCGGGAAGCAACTGCTTCCAATTCGGCATCTCGGCGTTGAAGTAGTAGAAGAGCTTGGCAACTGAGCCATCGCAGGTGACACCGCTCCACTTGACGTTGTGATCAAGGTTGACGGGCTTGGCGGCGTGGTGGCCGCGACTCACCCAGTCCGTCCAGGCATCGAGGACAGCGGGGCCGATGTGGGCGCAGGCCTTGGTGATCGGCCAGAAGAACTCGTTGTACTCGCCATCTTCTGAGGGGCGCAGCTGCGAGAGACCCCAGATGGCACGGTTGATGTCCGCATCATCAGCCGGGGTGATCGGAGAGCTTGATCCTTTCTCGATCGGAGTGGCGGCATCAATGAACCAATCCGGAACACCATGGCAAGCGATGTTGGCTTCAACCTCTGCTTCTGTGTTGCCGTACCAGAGCTTGGAGTTCTGACGGCCGC